TAACAACTATATCAACAAATTTTGGTATTATAGGTACTGGCTTCCAATCTAAATTCAAATAAGACAAATCGCCATTTATAGCCATTTCATCTTTATATTTTTGTACTGGTTGCTCTGCCCTAGCATATAGTCTACGGTTTCTAAAGTTATTGAAGTTTGTATTAAATCTATTTTCTATTCCTGATCTAGTACCACTAAACCAATCGCCTTCAATAGCTTGACCAACCTGCTTGCCATATTCCATGCTTTGTTTTACTTCATCAGGTACAACCTGATCAGGGAAAGAGCTATAAGTGTTGTTAATCTTCATTTATTTTATTATTTGTGAAATAGATCCTTCGTTGTTATACCTTCGGATTCCTAAATTAATATCTTTTTGTTTCTTAATGGGTGTTGGTCTATATTTATTTTTGTTACAAGCCATAATTGCTAAACCAGAACTAATAGAAGCATCATACTTAGTTCTTGCATTAATATTAAACCTAGACCAGTCTTCTAAAGTTCTTTGAAAGTACATATCTCCGTATCCATTTTGAAGTGCTCCAACATAAGTTTCTATATAATACTCTATAGCAGCTGCGTGAGCTTGTTTAATATCTTCACTAGTGTTAGGTATACCACCTATTTCTTTTTCTGTAGGAGAAAGTTTATTATAAAGCTTGTCAGGTCTATTGATACTAAATCCTCTATAGCCTCTACGTTTGAAATAGTACAATAGTCTTGGTTTATTATTTTCAGCTAGTATTGGCATACTATAAAAAACACACGCCATTAGTATGTCTTCAAAAAAAGTTTCAGCAGTGTCTGGACGAGCTATATATTCTAAAAAAAAATGATTCGGCGGTGCATCTTCCATGGAAAACTTAGTTAATCCATGTAATGCTCCTTTACTACCTTTACCATCCACAGTACCGCTAATGTCGTAACTGTCACAGCCAAAAGCTCCAATATGTTCGTTACCTGGATACTTAACTCCATTTCTTAATATTACTTTGTTTTGTAAACTAACAGGTGGTACCCAAGAAACCTTAAACCTACCTTTGGTGTTTGGATAAAAAATAACTTGAGTATCTTTTATACCGTTAACCCACTGAAAATTACCAGAAGTAACACCAACACTTTGATTTAATTCTTCATTATAATCTATTTGTTGATATATTCTTGTTAAATTAAATAAACTATCTTTTGTTTCATCTCTAAATGCATGTTTTTCAGTTCTTGGAAACTGTCTATAATACTCGTTTAACGCATCTTGGTCATGTTTTAATCCTTCAACTTCGTTGTCCCAGTGTTGGATAACTCCTGTTGTAATTGTAGAACCATCAATTGATTTGATTGGATTTTTCCCTCCAACGAAGATAGGCAGTCCGTGAGTATCCATGAATCCTTCGTAGTTCCACTCCATAGGAATGAAAAAAGAATAGAGTCCAGAAGAAGTTTGTCCGTTTTTATTTCTTTTTTTAACGTCTGAATTGTCGTATAGTTTTTTGAAATTGTCTCCACCTTTGTCTAATGCGTTTGAAGTTGAGCCCATCATACACTTACCTACGATCCTTGATCCTAGTCTTAATGTAGTTTTTGTAACTCTCCAGTTGTTTAATATGTTATCAGGTCTTTCCCATTTACCGCTCTCATCGTGTGCTAATAACTTTAGCTTTTCACCATCATAAGAGTTGTCACCAGTATTTTTCCAGTCAATAGTTGTATCAAGTCCATCTAACTCTCTTAGTTGCTCATTACTTTCAAGCTTTCTTCTAGTAAGTTTTGAAGCTGGAACCCTATATGCCAGTTCCGTCTTAGGACGATCCATACCGTCTTGGATCGGTTTGAAGAAAAACGGATAGTTAACGGATATTGGTACAACTTTATCTGTGAACATTTTTTTAGCATCTGCTCCAGATTTAGAGAGTATACCAAATCTGGCATCACTAGATATTGTCGCTTGGTTAACAAGTTCGGCCGAGGACATAAATGAAAATCCAGACCTTCTGTTTTTAAGGTAGCACATCCCGTAAGATCTGTGATCTGCCTTACATGCTTCCCAAAATATAAAGAATAATCTATTTGATTCCCTATACTCTGGTGACCCAATGTCGATTTTTGACCACTGCAAGTACATGTAATGAGTACCAGTAATGTAAGTATTAATACCATTGTTGTAAAACCAAAATCCTTGCTCTCTTCTAGTAAATTCATTATCGATATAGTCGTACCATTTTTCTTTAAAGTCTGATGGGTATTCTTCCCAATCAAACCTACTTTTAATTCTACTTAATTCTTTTGGGTATTCTGCTTTTTGCCAGTATTGTTCCTCCTTTTTTTCACTTCGTTTAAACGATTCATCTGCTGCTGGTAAAGCAATCCTGAGATTCTGTATTTCAATGATTTGTCCAATTTTTCCGGTTTTACTTATTACTATAAAATCATATTCAACATTGTATCCATAATCCCATTTTTTAAAACGATTTTGTTTTTTTAGAATTTTGCCATTAACAACGTCTTTTACTTCTTTCCAAAGTGTTTGTTTATAACTCATTTACTTCTCCCCTCTGCAAAGCCTTTAAAAGTTTTTTGATCTTTAACTTCTTTAGGTTTTTCGTTTAAAATATCTTCCTCTTCTTGTATTCTATTCAGTATTTCAAAAGCATCGAATATAGCTAATTTTTTAGTAGCGGCAGCATTTTTTAATCTATCAGCGCTTACATCGTCGTCTGAGTCTACAATCTTTTCTTTTGCTACCTTAATTAACTCCTCAACTGCTTTTTGCCCAGCTTGGATTATTTTCAATTTCGTTTCCTTCGTATTCATGTATTAAGGCTATATCATTTGATTTCATACAATAAAGTAATTCACCTTCTATAATAAACTCAAATTCAGAGTCTGGGGTGAATGTAACAAGCTCTTCAGGTGTTATTCCAGCGGCTTCTAAGGAGGTATTATTATATTTTAATATACCAACATTTTTTTCTGTTTTTAAGCCGTTTAAATTGTTTTTATTATTTATAGGCTTTACAAAACAATAGTCTAAGTGTGCTTTTAAATTATACATATATATTTGATCTGGTGAAGCAAAATATAAATCTTCTTTAAAATAACTGGAACTATTACGTTCTCTACCCTTTTGGTCATACCATCTTCTAAATAAGTTATGATGAACATAAACTATATCTCCTTTTTTTATTGGAGTTTTAAAAGCAGCTGGTGTTGCGCAAACAACTGCTTTTTTACTCACAAATTGGTGGTGTGATATTTGGGTATTAACAATAAGCGTTTTTTCACCTATTGATACTTTATTGTTATATCTTTCATTAAAAGGTTTAACAATAAAATTATATAAACTATTCATTAATAATTAAGATCGTACTCTACAGATACAGCCATATTAGAATTAAACTTTTTCCAAGGTAAAACTTCATTATTTTTAATAATAAAAATATTATAAGAGTTGTCATCTTGTTCAAAAAGTATATCATTAATAATATGACCACCGTAAACCTCTTGACCTAAGGAATAATGCATTGCATCATTCTTATAGTCAGAACCTATACTAATTTTCCTTATCTTCGACACTTTCTTTTTCTATAGGTTTAAAAGAACCATCTTGAAGATTGATAGTTACACTACCGTATTTTTCTTCTAAAGATTTTTTAAATTCATTTATTTCTTCATTAGTATTAGCCACATCATGAAGAAAAGCATGTTTTTTAGTTTCTAAAACACCTATTTCTTGCAGTATAGTGTTTAATTTCATTTGCTGATCTTGTACTGACTTCAACTCTTCATCAGTTATTTTATCTATTTTTTTACTCATTTTATTTGATTTTATTTTATTGTTTGTTTTTAGTAAATAGCCACACAATCTGTACCAACTTTTAGTTTAGTAGCTAATATAGGCGTTTTATCACCTACAACTGTTCCTGGTTGCACACTTTTAAATACAACGTCATTACCAGCTTCTGTTGTGATAGTAATGTCTTGAGCTGTAGATTTTCCGTTATATATTACAACACCTCTTTTTTCTGTATTTGCTATTGCGCCTGTTCCAGCAGTTAAAACTACGGCATCATGACCAAACATTCTTGGTTGAGCCATCATATTCCCTTGTAAACCGTCCATTTTTATTTATTTATTTTTGTTATTTTTTCAGCACCACGACTTCCGAAGTATGCTACATAAACTGTTACCAGTAATGTTTTTAATAAGTTTATCCAAGCTTCATCAACATCAAATTGTAAATGAAAAGAATCTACAGCCATCATAAACACAGCTGATCCAGTTAGGAACATTAAAGCTAGTGGTCTAGTATTTTTACTTAACCAAGAGTCAGACTTCATATCTGCTCTCCATCTACTTGATACTTCTTTCATTTCAGCTATATCTTGCTCTATAAGCTTCATAGCTTGCTCTTTGTCAACTGCCTTAATCTTATTATCACTTGATATAAGATTTTTTACTACACCAAGTGTTCCTTGATTAGGCAGCACGTCTCCTAAAGCTTGTAATACCTTAGGTGCTTTACTAGAAAGAAAAGCTCCTATTTTAGTTTCTTTAAATGTTTTCTTATCAGCCATTATCTTCTTTTCTTTTTAAATTTAGCAATCTTACTTCTCTTGCCTTCAGTTTTTCTTCTACATTTACCACCTTTTCTGAAAAAACCTTTTTTACAAGTAGCTTTAAAGTTTGAAATTGATCTTTGTATTTTTCTTTTACCACTTCCGTCAAACAACTTGTTTTTTCCTTTATTCTCGCTTGTAGTGTAAGTATAAGTAGAGGAATCTTCTCCATCACCATCCTCTCCATCATCTATTGTTGTTGTTGTAGGAGGGGTTTCATAATATTCATCACTAGCAGTTGCAGTTTCTTTACTAGAAGGAAATAAATCATAAAAAGATTTACTAACTAAACTACCTTCTATAACTTCTTCTCTTGTTTTTCCAGATTTTATTAAGTCTTTAACATATTTACCTGGATCTGTAGTTAATTTATTTTCAGGTACTACTTTAGCTTTACTTCCAGGAACTATATTATCTTCACCACTAGCGCTTCCCTCTGCTGTTTTTGAAAACTTAATTCTACCGTCAGGCATAACTTCTTTATTATAATTCTTTTTAGCTAACTCAGCTTCTGCATTTGCTTTTGCTTGAGCTTTTAGCTTTTCTTTTTCCTTTTCACCTTCATCACCTGTATTATCTAGGTTTACTTCTAAATTAAAGCCTTTACCAAATTTCTTAACCATAGCCGTTCCAAATCTCTCGTTCATTGAAACTCTATCCATGTCAGCGCTTCTTTTTCTTTTACCCATCTGCTTAACAAAAGCAAGTGGTGTATCATCATACATCTTTGGAGGTCCATCTAGTTTTTCTGGATTTGGCCTCATGTCTTTTTGTTCCATCTTTTCACCGGCGGCATAAGCTGGAGCTTCCCAAGGTAAACTTTTATCACTTTCATTAAATTCAGATCTTGGA